TAGTCTCAGTCCTTTCTTTTTGGTTGACGTTATTCCATATTTCCTAATAATTTCTTCTGACAAAGGAACCTAAAAAAAAGCTTTTGGCTTACGAGCTTCACTTTTGCAATCCAGCCGATTGATACGTCATGACAAAGGTATGGTACTGCTTGGTCTTCTTTTAGAAGTTAAATTAATTGAGAGCGTATTCTGCTCGATCCATTCTTTTATTTTAGCTTCCTTTTCTTTTGTATAGTGAGGATGAGTTTCATTGTAATAATCAAAGACCAAACGTGAACCCTTATTGGAGTTACATTGAGAGCAGCAAGCACCCATGTTGTTACGGGTTGACTTACCACCTTTAAACTTAGGCTTAATGTGATCTATTGTTGCAGTATTTTTACAAAGTTGTTTATCACAATACATGCACTTCCAGCCCCAGGATTCAAAGATTGACTCACGAAACTTTTTCCTGGCTAGCTTAGGACTCAGAACAATTAAGTTCTGTAAAAACTCATTCTCGGTTTGGAACATGAGAGGACATGCTTCCTTAACCCAAGAGTATTGTGCACAGACCTGCCTTTTGCGTTACAATAAAAACACGCGCCTGTGACCCAGCGGAATGAGGTGTTCAACTTAAAATCGAAAAGGCGGTGGTTCGAATCCACCCAGGCGCACTTAAATTTTTTCTTATGAGCCAATTCAAAACTGCTTTAAACAGAAGGTCGCAGGTTCGATCCCTGCTATCCCGATTGCCGGTTTAGCTCAGCGGTAGAGCAATGCTTTTGTAAAGCATGTGTCAGGAGTTCAAATCTCCTAACCGGCTTCTGATTCCCTTTGAATCTTATCTTCTACTTCCTCTAAAATTTTCAAGGAGTAATAATGAAATCGCTGCGTTACCCAGCGCAAATCTTCATCAGATACATCAGAAACAATAGCATCTAAGCGTAGTTCACGAGAGGGTTCTTTTAAGTAATTAGAGAGAACTTCTAATGCTTTATAACGCCCTCTCGTAAACTCTTCAAACATTAAACTTCACCTTCCTTTAATTTTTTATCTTCTTTTGTAGTGATTTCGTTCTTAAGAATATCAATAATTTCAAGTGCACCTTGAACTTTAAGGTATCCTTCTTTTGTCCTGATCAAGCTATCTTCTGCAATTCTAATTTGTTTGACCAAGAGATGTAAGTTGTTCTCTCAAACCTTTTTCAAGATTGTTAATAGTAGATTCCATCAATACAAAGAAGAACTAAAGAAAGTATAGTTCAGTTACCACTTAAATCAATATACCAACCAGTGCCAGGTCCTTCGCATGTCCAACGTTTTTGAATCATGTTGTAACTGTAATTGACAGCATTTCCATTGGTTGTTTCGTAGGTTCCCGAGTAATTATCAAGCTCTCCAAAAGGATCGTGGATTACAAAATAACCGCCACCAGGTGCTTTACCGTCTTCATTGTAGCCAATAGCGCAGACCCAATGTCCACCGCCTTGTGGTGCGTAAGAGGGACCTTTGTGGAGGATTCCAATGGGTACTGGGATTCCAGATGAAATAAGACCTTTAAGGCGACTCAATGTTCCATTTTGATGAAAGGATGCATTCAGTCCAAAATGCTTTAAAACCTGGAGCTGAGTATTGCTATTGGTGGTATCACCACGACGCATAACTTCTGTAAGATATTCGTCATCACTTTTAATTACTCCTGGCTTAAGATACATTAATGCCATAGCACAACTTGAGCTATAACAAGTACGCCACCATTGAGCATAGTTATCGCGTTGCGATTGATAAGGAACATTAAGAACTTTATAACCTAAGTTATTTTTACTTTTTTCTTTATTTTTATTAAGACCATCCCAGTGAGGGTTATAAACCCACCAAGTACCTAATCCATAAGGAAATTTGACAAGACTATGATTTTCTTCTGATTTGATAATATGGCATGATTTGTAGCATCTACCTTTAATTACTTTTGCTTTTTCGTTTGATTTTAATTTAGTAAGACGCTACCGTCTTTTTTTTAAGCCAGGTATTGTAATTTGTTACAAAGACTCAACAATACGTTCGTGTAAGAGTAAAGAGTTTTACTTCTGCTTCACGTCGTTTTGATAAGACCAAGAAGGGGACCATTAGAACCTTTTATTCCAACGTGGTAATTCTTCTTCTGCTACTTTATTTGGATCTTCACCTAGCATTTAATCGTTTTTTAAGAGTTGAATCTTGAAGTGCACCTATTCCAACATTATAAGTAAATGAAACAAGGGCATCAAATTGATTTTGGTTTAAAGGAACTGTAATACAGTTCTTAACTGCATTCTCAAATTTAACAAGATCTTGTTGTAATAAATTTTCTGCTTCTGACTCAGTAACGGTCATACCAACCCATACATCGGATCCAGTATGGCCATAGCCAATTGTAAGAATTCCGCTTGGGCAATAATATGCTTCTAAGCGTAGTCCCTCATAATTTTTAATTAAATTTAGACCTTCAAATGAGATCTTCATTGATAGTATCAAACTCTACTATCAGTTGTAAATCAAAAACTACCCGAGTGTAATTGTATCTTGTCCTGATTGACTTGTAGTAAAGAATGTTACATCAGAAGCACCTGAGTTTGTTGTACCTGAATCTAAAAATAATCGTGTCTTCTGCTTGGCTTGAGAATAAAGTTGATGCATTAAACAAACCAGATGCAGTTGATTCAGTAAATACACTTGATCCAGTTACTCCATCAAATTGAATAGTATCACCAGTTGTAACAGAATCGTTCTGATCTTTAATTACTTTTTCAAAAGGTCCTGCTGGCCAAGGAAATAGTCCATTAAAATCTTGACGAAGTAACAGAATGTAATTCATCTGTATTTTTTGTTGCCTTAATCATTACTTCTCTATTATTACTTTGAAGTCGTACATTTTGTACGATAATCAAGAACTTCTAAGGGAATTTCAATTCCTGTTTCTGCATTTCTTACAACATACCAGTCATAAGGATTTAACAAAGTACCAGCAATTTGCTTAGTCTTATTAGTCCAAAGTTCTACAAGTTGATTATGATCCTTGGGATTATTTGGTCCCCAATAAAATTCTTGATCATACGATGGAGTAACTTCATCAGGAACTTCTTTAATTCCAATGGCTTCTTTTTCTTGTAGAGTAGAGAGTCGCAGCCAGTTTGCAGGATATTGAGAACCATCGGCAGTAGTAAAAGCCCTATCAAGCGGTAACCGCTTACCATCCAAGATAAACATTAAATTCCTCTTTTTAATCTAGTTTAGTTCAGTTTAGCTTATTGCTGCAACTGTTAAGAAATCCTAATACAACTGCCTTAAATAAACTGCTATGCTTTTGTCGGCAATAAAAATTTTCTATGACCGATCAGGAAATTCTAGATCTTGCGTTGTTTCATGCAAGCTCATTTACCAGTTGCATTCAGTTTACCGATCAAGATCTAATTAATTTTGCAAGAGCTGTTCTAAATGAAACTTCTACTATAGATAGTAGTAAAAAAATTGAAGAAAAGCACCCTTATCAAGAATTAATGAATGATGTAGAAGAGCTTTATGACACCATGTTTCCAGGAGATTCAAATTAAAATGACTACTCTTCTTGAAGCATGGGAGCAGTTTAAAAACGAACGCTCCATTGCGCTACATCCCACCAGCCTTGAAAGCGATTACAAGCAGACAACAAAGTGGTTGGCACGATGCCCTATTCAGGATTTGGAGCAAGGAAGGCAGATTATGACATGGGTGTTGGGAGAAAAGCCAATCAAATCTGCAAGGCGTGTTTCAATGTACATTAGAAGCCTTTATCGATGGGCATCTAGTGAAGATATTGCGCTTATCAGTAGGAATCCAATTCTTACTTTTAAGATGCCAAAAGCTCCGCAAAAGGACGAGGATATTATTGTTATTCCACGTCACGAAACAACACTGGTTCTTTCTGCTTTAGAGGGGAAGGGCAGGCGACCACGTTCTAACTGGGCAGCATACTCGGAGTTTATGCTCCAGACGGGAATGCGTACTGGTGAGGTAAGAGCATTGAAGTGGAGTGATGTTAGCGACAAGCGAGTATTGGTACATGCAAACTACACACTGACCCATGGATATAAGAACTCAACAAAAACTAATAAAAAACGATCTGTTCCACTGAACAATCGCTGCCTTGAAATTCTTGAAAATCAAGAAAAAACAGATGATTATATTTTCCCTTATGATCGTTATTCTTACCAGAGTTGGTTTTATGATCGCATGAAAGAAGCACACAATGCAGGATTGATCTCACATCGTTATCGCCCTTATGATCTTCGTCACACAGCAATCACACGATGGATTGAAGCAGGTATTCCAGTGGCTCAAGTAGCAATGTGGGCTGGTAACACAGCAGAGATGATTTGGAATCATTATTGCGGCGTCACAGAAGAGTCTGAGATGCCTACAATTTGACAGCAGTTGTCTTGTTCACTACTGGGGTTAGCGTGCGCGGGCCGTGGCGAATGGGTGCTCGGCGAAGGCGGCGTAGATAAACGTGGCTCCAGATGCGTTCCAGCTTGTATCACTTGTGTTTATTTTGAATCCATTTGACAATAGATTAATGCTGTAAGTTGTGGACTGATATTCCGCATCGCTAACGTT